CCCCCGCGTACCCCGCAGCATTTTGCCCAGGTAGTACCTACGGCCCCCAGGGGGGCCACAGGTAGGCGTCCGGGCGCGCGTGGGCGCCGACGGGCGCGCCCCCCGTCACCTGGGGCGGCGGCAGGCACTCGGCGCCCACGCGGCGCCGGGGCGCGCCTCCTGGCTCGGGCCCGTGCCTCCACGTCTGCGGCCCACCGACGGTCGCAGTCATCTGGGTCCAGGCGTCCAGCCCGGCAGCGATCGGGGCAGGCCACGTGGGTCGAGCAGACCCGTCGGATCACGCCGCGCCTCAACCTCTCCTCGACGCAGGTGATCGACGCCCCCCCCAGGCCACGTGCACGACGCCACACAACGTATTGGCGGATGCTCAGGTGTGCCTCGGCATGCTTCATTGCGTTGCCCTCCGACCGTACCGAACGCCAGTTCTTGCGACCGACCCGCATAGCTTCTATATCGTTGTACCAGCATCATTTAGCTTTCAATCATCGCAAGAGCAATGGCTTCATTCGGACGTACCTGGAGATGGACCAGGTGGAGATGGAGAACGGACATAGGCCACCAACGGGCCAGGAGGAACAAGAAGATGAAAGAACTACCGGCAGAGAGACATGTACGGAGGCCGCTAGGAAAGATCCTGGACGCGGCGCTGTACCTCAGGATCGCTCCAGTGACGGTGTACCGGATCCACGCGGCCGACCCGACCTTCCCACGCCTGATTCGGATCGGGCCGCAGTCCACCCGCATCGACATGGACGAGCTCGAGGCGTGGGCGGCCAGCCAGCCCCGCGGTACGGGGATCCGTCGCCGGGGACAGGGAGCCAAGCGAGTGCTACGCACCTGCGAAGCATCTGATGAGCACATGCGAAGCGAGCGCGAAGCAGGCGCGGAACGTTCTAACTGAACGCGGCAACGGGGGCCACGATGTACGACGAACGGATCCGCGAGACCCTCGCGCACTACGGGAAGACCGGGGTCGACGCGCGCTGGGTAGAGGGATGGATGCGCCTGGCGAACGGGACGCTCGACCAGCTGCGCCCGCGCGCCTGGAAGCGTGAGGTTCGGGGCGCGGTTCGGTTGGTCGAGAGTTCCAGCTTCGAACTGAACGAGGCGAACGCCCGATCCATCATGGGCCCCGCCAACCACCAGACGACGCGGGGTGACGCCCCGCGGGAAGGAGACCACGCCATGTCGAAGACCAAGACCGCCACCAAGACCTCGACGAAGACGAAGACCGCGGACGGGTTGCCGCCTCGGCGCACCAAGAAGGTCGACCCGATCGCGCTCGCCCACGAGCCCACCGTCGAACTTCTGATCGACCAGGATGGGATCCACAACCTGACCGAGCACGCGACCGTCCGGCCAACGTCCGCCGACCCGACCGAGCACGATGACGCGACGACGGATTTGCAGGCTCTTACGCCCGCGGAGACCGTCCGCCGAGCGTCCGGCGAATCGCAGGACCTGGTGGTGTTCGCGATCCGCCTCACGAAGGCGGAACGGGATTCCATCCACGCCGCGGCCGGCCCGGGGAAGGCGACGCAGTTCGTGCGGCGGCTCGCGGTGGCAGCCTCGCGCGGCGACGGACCGACCGTTCTCGGGATCCTGGACACCGTCCAGGCCGCGCAGTAACCCACGCGAGACAGCACGAGACACCCCCCCGGGCGCCTGGTCGCCGGGGGGGTTCTTCGTGCGCCTAACGCGTGTCAGCGGATCCATCTTTGCCTTCGGAACAGATCTTCCGCAACTTCCTGCGGCACTCGAGGATTCGCGGGTCGTCCTGATCAGGTTTCTCCTCGATAAGCCTGCGTTGTTCGAGCACTGCGCGCCGGCGAGCCCGCTCCTCCATGATGGAGATGCCCAAGCCGCGGATCTCACTGATCGCCGGGAAGAACTTGCTGGAGCGCCGAAGCCTGATCGCGGCTTCGGCCAGGGATTTCCGATCAATCTCGATGAGGTCGGTCACGTACGCCCTGGTGGACTCAGCGCTCAGCAGGAAGTTGGGGTAGCCCGCCGCCAGCTCCACCAACACCTGCGTTACTTCCGCCTTGGTTGCCATAGAAGTCCTCCGAAATCCCGTCCTGCCTCAGGTACTCCCGAATCCCCGCGAACGCCGCTGGCTCGGTCCGAACCGCGCCTCCGTGGCCCCGCGGGCCGGCGCGGGGTGCGTCCTGCGCCCGGCCGATCCACCCCGTCAAGAAGCGCCGCATGCCGCGAGCTGTCTTGCGCCGTTCGGGCGAGGCGCGGATCCAGGCCAGCGCCTTCCGCGCCTCCCCGAGGATGTCCTGGCTGGGGAATGCCTCGTGGAGTTCCTGCGCGATGCTTGGGGTGAGTGCCCAGCGGCCCGGATCGCCGTCGCATGGGAATTCCACGAGGGGAAGCTCCACCGGCGTCGAGCGCGCGTCTTCGCGCGTCTCGGCGCACTCCGAGTCTGAAGGCCCTGAAGGTCCTGAAGGTCCTGAAGGTCCTGAAGGTCCTGCCGGGTCGCGCGTACCCTTTTCACGGCACGGCGCGACCTTTTCCCGGCTGGGTACTACCTTTTCACGGCTCGCTGATACGTCGTCTCGCGAATCGTTCGCCGTGGCCCGTTCCGGAGCGGGGATAACGCTCGGCCGCTCCTTCGGATGCGGGTGCTGGTGCTCCTTGAACTTGGTGACCTCGAGGTAGCCTGCGCCCTCGACGGTGTACCGGGTGACGAACCCGCGCACCGCCAGCTCGTCGATGAGCGCGCCGCAGTCGAGCATCTCGTACGGGAAGACCTCGGCGCGGATGCGCGACGGTCTGTCCTCGAGCCTTCCCTCCCGGTCTGCGATGCACCAGAGGCCGGCGAACAGGATGCGTGCATGCGGCGAGCATTCTGCCAGCCCCTCGTTGATGAAGAAGCCTGGCCTGATCTCTCGGGCTCTCATCGTTGGCTCTCCTTTCCATTGCCCGAGCGCACACTTACCTTTCCCGTTATCCCGTTAGCAAGTCGACAGTTACGGGTCTCGGCATCAATCCGAACTTCGACCTCCCGCAGGGACCGCGCGAAGAACCCGACGCCGCCCGAAGCATTCAGGTCGTCGATGAAGATCTGCTGCGACGTCCGCTCCACTGTGCGGCCCCTCTCCCGTTTGCATTCGATCGCGAGAAACCGCCCGTCGGGCGGGTACCCGATGATGTCCGGGGTGCCTCCCGGGGCTCCCCGGATGTGGTGCCCTCCCCGGTGGAAGACACCGCAGTTAGTTCTCCATGCGCGAACGTGGACCAGCTCGAGGTATCGCAGGATGATCCCCTGGACGTCGGTCTCCTGCGTGTCAGGCAGGGCCATCGGAAACCTCGCGCGCCGCGTCGCCACTGCTACATCCCCCGCGCGAACCAGATAGCGGCGGCGAGGGCCCCGATCGGGAACGCGGCTGCTGCGAGGGGGTCTGCCTTGCGAGACCAGTTCCACCCGGGGCGCAGGTCGGCGACGACCGCCTGGATGACGTACTCCCACGCGAGGCCCCAAAGAGCGAAGAGCACGCAGCATCGAATCTCCAGCTGGCGGAGATCGAACGGGGTGGAGACGTGCTGTTGGGAGAGCAAAGCTGCGCCGGTTCCGGCGAGCCCGACAGCCGCATGGACGGTGCGGGACAGCCAGAGCCTCATCTTGAGCGCTCGCGCTTGTAGTGGGCCCGGGGACGGACCTCGGGGCGGGACTGGCGACCGGTGCCGGCTTGGATCGACAACGTTGCCTCCTGATTATGTTGTAAGCCCATGGAACGTCAGCGGCAGACTCGGGGCGATGCCTCCTTGCTTCTCCTGGCCCGAACCGCCAGACAGATTCCGCAGCAGCAGACCAGGCGGGTGAACATCGAGATCATCCGGTGGTCCGCCTCCACCCGCTCTGCAGGGGTAGAGAGTGTTGCTTTCGGGGTCGCTTCACTTGCCATGGGGAACCTCCACCACGACGACGCGGGCGACGCGCAAACCCCCGGCACGCCCGCGAACGAACGGAAGGTCCCGGTTGACTAGAAAGCCGAACCCGTCATCGCCGACCAGTGCCCATGCCCTGTACGGACGCATCGGTGCACCCTTGGGCTTTTCCTTCGGCGCGGTCACTGCTTCTCCTCGGGAGGGACAACCGGCTTCGGCCGCTCCGCGCGCTCCGTCCCGTTGAGGTTCGCGCAGGCGGTGCACTCGTCCGCCGAATTCGCAGACGGAAATCCATTGTTGCCGCACCTCGGGCAGAAGTATTCGAACAGGCCGGGAAACTGGTGTCTCGCCCGCCTGAATTCTCCACACCACAAGACACCGGACGTAACGTCGGGCCAAATCGCTAGGTCGACTCCGCCGACAACTACTACGGACGGAGGGTACCGGTGGCACTCCCCGAAGACGCAGAAGTGGCACTCGATGCACACTGGCCTGCTCATCAGTCCCTCCACAGGCTGGCAACTGGCAAGAAAGTGTCGGGTCTGCCGGCCGGGCCCAGAAAGAGCCTCCGGAGGCCCACGGCGCCAGGCGGACCCGGGGTAACCTCGACGATCGCGGTGGGTATCAGGACGGGATCGGCGGGTCGATACGCCAATCGGATCCGATCCCGCCGCTGGTAGAGTTCCTCGATGGCGTCTTCCAACTCCCGGATCTCCTCCGTGACGCTTCGCGGCTCCCGCAGACGGATCTTTCTGGGGTCGCCCTTGAGGAAACGCAGGATGGCGTTCATCGGCCGCCCCGCTTCGAGATCGCGCGATAGCACACCTCGCACAGGAATACGGGCCGGTTCCGAATCGTGACCCGGTACACGGGCGGCCGGCCGCTCCGGCAGGCTGCCGCTGCGCACTTCTTCGGGGTCACCCGCGCACCTCCCGGTTGGCGCGCACCGAGGCCACGATCCGTTGGGCCGCGATGCTTCGCCTCTCCATGTCGGGCGCGTCCGCGTACGCCTCCGCCGCCTTGACCACCTCCTGCACCAGGGGACGGTTCAGGGTGATGGCGTTCCACAAGACCATGGGAATGCGCATCTTCCCGAAGGCGCACTCCGCATCCCGGCACGAGTATCCCCCGTTCGCGTGCTGAAACGCCGGCTCCCGGCACAACGGGCAGCACTTGGGGGTCGCTTCGGTCACCCGACCTCCTTCGCTGACGCCTCGGTGAAGTGATCCGCGAGCCAGCAGAAGAGCGACTCCTTCGACTCGAACACGTGAATGGACCGGACCTCGGTCATCCCGTTGCCCTGATAGAAAGGCTTCACGATGTAGCCGTTGGCGACCCGGGTGACCTCGACGGGGTCGTCCACGGGGATCACAGCGGCCTCCCTTCAAAAGCTGCTAGGGCCTGAAGGACCCGCGTCGCTTCAGGCGTGATTGCCAGGACCTCCCCGAACTGGCGGACCAGCGCCTCCTTCCACTCGCGCACCGCGTCTGCCAGTTCGTGCCCTCGCCCTACCTCGTCTAGGAGTTTCGGCACGGCGAGCTTGACCAACTGGACGGCGCACTCGCGCTTCTGGTCCATCTCCACCATGCAGTTGTAGCCGGCCACCTCTTTGGGAGGCTGGTTCACGAAACCCGTCTGGTTGCGCCAGACCTCCAGGACAGCCGAGGGGATCATTCGCACACCTCCCGCCCAGGCACGGGCATCCGCGGGGGCGTCCCGTCGACCGGCCACTCCACGCGGTCGCCGAAGCAGTCGACCAAGAACGCGATCGCCATGGCGGCGACCTGGACCGCCTCCTCCTCCATACCAGATCCGCCCGTCTTGACCTCGTCCCAGAGCTCGTCGACCTCCTCGAGGAGAACCGCGTAGCCCTCGTGGGCGGAGTTGAACGGCGGGTGCAGGTGTCGGGCCCGCCACAGTTCGTGGAAGACGCGGGCGATGACGGTGCTCAGACGGTCCTCGAAGGCCGTGACTTCGGTCTTTCCCATGCTCCTCCATTCTTTGTTATCTCCCCGGGGCGGCTCATCCGCACGAAACCGCCCCGGGGCGCGCGACCATCCGCGCTTCAGTGACCGGGACCGACACCCGTGTTGACAGGCTTCACCACAGGGTCCGCAGCGTCGGCCCCGGCCGTTGGCATCCGTTCGAGGGGTTCTTCGATCACGAGGAGGCAATACTGGGCACCCATGGACTTCCGGAACGCCCCGGGATGGTCGTCGCCATCGACGGTCACATGGAACAGGCGAACCTCTTGCCAGTCGCTCCAGTGAGGCTCTCCGTCCAGGTACTGCCAGCCGGAAAAGATGCGCCTGCGCTGGGCCCACAGACCGACGCAGTTCGGCGGATCAAAGGTCCAACGGAGGCGCGGCGCCCGACCGATCAGGCGGTCGTTCATTCCAGCTTCGATGCGGACCTTGACGGTCAGGTCTTCCACCTGCTCGCGAAGCTTCGCGCAGCCCGGGCACGCGACGGTCGCGAAGTCCTTGGGGTGCGGGAACGCAAACGCCAGGCGCTTCGAGATCGCTCCGAGCGACTCCGCGATGCTCGCCAGGTGCGGCGGATCCTTGTACGGGGGCGGTATCCAGTGGGCCATCATTCGCCTCCTTCGGATCGCCCCGACCCCTCCGCGCCCGCGTGGTGCACGAAGCTATTTCGGAAAGGCCGGGGCATCTTGGTAGCGGCGGCGGGATTCGAACCCGCGACCCCCGGGGTATGAACCCAGTGCGCTTCCACTGCGCTACGCCGCATCAATCCTCCTGGTCACGGCCGGGGCCGCAGGACACAACGACTAGCGTTTCGTGCCTGCCGCCCCGGCGTGATCGTTGTGGCTCCCTGCCGCCGGAATTCGGCATTGATATCGGTCTGCTCCAACTGACCTTCCGGCACGCCGCAGGAAGCCACACCCGTTCGGCCGTCGGTGGCCCCAGCCGGCCGCGCCAGCTGGTCCCGCCACACCCAGACCGAGTAATGCGTTTTGGTGGATCGGACGAGCCACTTGTCGGGACTCGCCCCGATCACCCAGACGCGGTCCCCCGCCCGTAGGGGGATGACGTCCGCTCCGAGGATCCAGAACTCCCCCAGGCCGGGGGATGTGCTCGGCCGCTCCGCCGGCCGGGGCGCCAGGGGGCGCGCGAGGGGAGCCTCCTCACGCACGACCTCGACGGTGGAACCGCCGGTGCCGGGCGTTGGATCGAAGAGGCCCCCCTGGTCGTCCAGGCAACTCACGCGCGCCGCCCCACGTCGAGACGGGAGAGGCACTCCCGCAGATCGCACAACAGCTCGTAGTTCACGGTCGCAATCGTCTCTCGTGAGTCCCCGAAATCAGGGATCGGCCATCCATATCCGTCGTCCACGACTGCCCTGGCGCTCTTGATGACCTCCATCAGCCGCTCTAGTTCCAATGAGAGGAGAAAGTTCGTCCGAAGCAGCTTCGCCGTATCCGATCCCGGCTTGGGCAGTTCGATTTCACACACCTCGGCCAGATCCGCGAGGTCAGCCTTGTGACGCGCAACAACCTCGTTCGCCACTTCGACAGCCGCATCGTCGCACAATCCGCATCTCGTCATTAGCACCCCGTGGACAACGCACTTCTCAGTCGAAACACCAATGGCATTGAGCAGTGCATCCTCGAATTCGCTCCCCCTCATGCGCGCCGATCCGAGTTGAAACGGGAGAGGTGCTCCCGCAGATCGCACACCAGGTTGTAGTCCACCTCCGCGACCGTCAGCCTTGTGTCCCCGACGTCATCAACCGTGTATTTCTCGCCCTCTTCCACGAGTGCCAAGGCGCTCTTGATGACATCCCCTACCCGCTGGCAACTGGGACAAGGAATCGGATATGCGCGCCGCTCCGCCGAGTCCATGTTTTCGATCCCGAATTGAACCGTGGCCTCGATTCGCCCGACCGCCCTCGCCACTGCCTCGCCCATCTTGTGCCGGTGCTCCGCAGCCTCGGCAGCGCTGATCCCGACGGACTGCAGGCGCCAATCCTCGAGAGTCGCCCAGAGGCCGGACGCCGCGCCGCGGGCCTCCTCGAGCGCCCGGCGAACCCTGCGGGCGTCCTCCATGGACAGGCGCGAGGGGCAAACCAGGTCCGAGGCCAGCGGGCGGGTGGCGTCAGCCTCGACGCGGGTGACCAGCGGCAGGACGTCGGGGTGGGGGATCCTCTGTGCGCAGTCGGTTGCCTGTTTGGACATGGCGTACCTCTCGGTCGCGATACCGCGCGACGTTGGTACCGTTGGCGTTATGAGGAAGCGACCGGCCGCGGTATCGGCCGGCCGCTCCCCGTCGGGACCTCGTCAGCTGTACGGGGGACGAGGTCCCTCCCCTTGGCCCGCTCCTCCGCCGCCTTCTCGAGCTCGTCGAGAAAGAACAGCAGGGTGCGGGAGGCCGCGGCGGCCCGGCGCGGCGAGATCCGGCCGAGGTAGGCGAACTCGGTCGGGGCCCGCCTGCCGCGCTGCGAACGCGTCTTGGTAGTGATTGATGAAGTGGAAGGATTTTGATCGGGAATCGCGACGAGCCTCGGAACCGGAGAACGCTTCGAGAGTTTCTTGACCAGCGACTCCCCAAGCGACTGAGTCAATCCCTGGGGAGCCGGCACCGACACTGAATCCGGGCCTTCGGGGGCGGGGCAAACCCCAGCGGGCTCGACCGAGAACCGTGCGACTCCGGATGGAGCGCGCCTGGGGCAGGCGTGGCTACTCATGGACGTCCCCCGCCCCTGACTCATCCACAACTCTTACCCTCGGCCTCCGAGCGGAAGGTTCCTTGGCGCGATCGATCTGGGTTGCTGGCTTCCCCACCTGCGTGGCACCTGCCTGCCCCGAACGGGGACGACCACGTCTGCCAGACTCTGCCGCCGCTTCGTACGCAGGCGGGAGGTGTCGATCGAGAAGAGCCTGGAGCGTTAGCTCCTGGTTCATGGCCGATCGCCGAAGACGCTGCTTCAGGCTCTTCGGGACGCGATGAAGAATCGGAACGAATTGGCGCATGTCGCAACTTTAGGTTGCATGCGCATGCCCGTGCAAGTGGTATTTTGTTTCTTGTTGCAGTTTCTTCGGCGGCAGCCGTACCGTCTCAGGCGCCAGATTCTGCCGCCGGCCACACCAACGGAAGTTCAGGAGGCACCAATGGCTGCGCGGATCGACAACCTCTGGGAGGTATTCCAGATGCCGAAACACCAGCCCCCTGGGAGCGCCGATGACGATCTTCCGCCGTTCACCCCGAAGGTCAAGAAGCCCACTACCCATGGCAGAGATGGGACAGGGGTCCAGACGCACCTGGGCCCGAAGGAAAAGGAGGGCCTCGACGATTTGGTCGAGCAGTCGCTGATGTCCCAGAAGGACTACCTGCGCTGCCTGATCCGCTACGCCATCCGACAGCACCTGGTCCTGGACGGAAATTCCGAGGCGGTGGCCGAACCTCCGAAGCGCAAAGACAGGAGGGAAAGATAGAATGGGCGCTTACTTACCCGCCGTCGTTCTGGTGTGGGTCGCCGGATCCGTCATGGTCACGATGGTCGCACGTGAGAAGGGACGGACTCCGGTGTGGGCGTTGGTCTGCTCACTCGTCTTCAGCCCGATCCTGGCCTATGGGTACTACCTGGCCGTTCCCGCCCAGTCCCGAGTCGACCAGAACGCGCGGCAGGTGTACCCAACCCGACCGGGGACGTGGGTCTGTTCCCGTTGTCAGGGATCGAACCAGAAGGAAGCTACCAGTTGCGCATCCTGCGGAACGCCCAACCGGAGCGCGCCCCATGCATAGCTCAACGGGGCAACCGGGGAGGGGTCGATAGATGCCCAACCTCCTTTACTACGGGGACAACCTCGACGTCCTCCGTCGGCACATCAAGGACGAGTCGGTGGACCTCGTCTACCTCGACCCCCCGTTCAAGTCCAACCAGGACTACAACGTCCTCTTTGCCAACCAGTCCGGAACCCGCTCCGCGGCCCAGATTCGGGCCTTCGAGGACACGTGGCACTGGGACGAGGGCGCCGAGCTCGCCTACCAGGAGATCGTCGAGGCCGGCGGGAAGGTCAGCCAGGCCATGCAGGCGTTTCGGACCTTCCTGGGCGAGAACGACATGATGGCGTACCTAGCGATGATGGCGCCTCGGCTCGTGGAACTCCGCCGGGTGCTGAAGCCGACGGGATCGATCTACCTGCACTGCGACCCGACGGCGAGCCACTACCTCAAACTGCTCATGGATGGGATTTTCGGACCGGCCAAGTTCCGGAGCGAGATCACCTGGAAGCGATCCAGCGCCCACAGCGACACCAAGCAGGGCAGGAAGCAGCACGGCCGGATTCACGATGTGCTTCTGTTCTACACGAAGGACGACGACTGGATCTGGAACCCGGTCTACACCCCATATGACGAGGAGTACCTCGACAAGTTCTACCGGCACGTCGAGCCAGAGACCGGCCGCCGGTACACCACCGGAGACCTGACGGGGCCAGGCGGCGCGGCCAAGGGCAATCCGTTGTACGAGGTGCTGGGCGTCACCCGATACTGGCGATTCAGCAGGGAGCAGATGCAGAGGCTGATCGAGGAGGGCCGTGTCATTCAGCCTACCCCCGGATCAGTCCCGCGTTACAAGCGTTACCTCGACGAGATGCCGGGAATCCCCCTCCAGGACATGTGGCTCGATCTGAACCCGATCGCGGCACAGGCAGCAGAGCGCCTGGGATACCCGACTCAGAAGCCAGAAACACTTCTCGAGCGCATCATCAACGGAAGCAGCAACGAGGGCGACGTCGTCCTCGACCCATTCTGCGGATGCGGAACGACCATCGCGGTGGCCCAGCGCCTGGGGCGTCGTTGGATCGGGATCGACGTCACCCACCTCGCCATTTCGCTCATGCGGCACCGTCTGAAGACTGCCTTCGGCGACGCAGCAGACTTCAAGGTCGTCGGAGAACCGACGGACCAAGACGGAGCCGCACAGCTCGCAGCCGACGACCCGTACCAGTTCCAGTTCTGGGCGCTCGGCCTGGTCGGCGCCCGGCCAGCCGAAGAGAAGAAGGGCGCTGACAAGGGCATCGACGGCCGGATCTACTTCCACGACGAGGGCGCCACGGGCAAGACCAAACAGATCATCTTCTCTGTGAAGGGGGGCAAGACCAGCTCGCCTCACGTCCGCGACCTCCTCGGCGTGCTCGACCGCGAGAAGGCGGAGATCGGCGTCCTGATCACTCTTCAGGAGCCGACCCGGGACATGAAGACAGAGGCGGTGAAGGCCGGGTTCTATGAGTCCCCCTGGGGAAAGCACCCCAGATGCCAGATTCTCACGATCGCCGACCTTCTCGACGGACGCGGGATCGACGCGCCACCAATCGGACGGTACGCCGCCGATGCGACGCTGAAGGCGGCCCCGAAGGTGAAGCGCGCTGGGGCTGAGCAGGAAGACATGTTTGGCGGGACCCCGACGAAGAAGCCCCGCCGGAGGTAGGACACCATGCGCGCAGCTCTGTCCGCCCGCGTCTCCACTCAGGAGCAGGCGGAGAAAATCGCCCCCATCGCGGACCAGCTGGCCTGCGGACGCGCGTTCTGTGCGTCGCACGAGTGGCCCGTCGCCCTCGAGGAGGTCGACGAGGGGATCTCCGGATCCGTCTGGCCCCGGCCGGGCCTGATGTCCCTCCTCGAGGCCGCCCGCCGCGGGGAGTTCGAGATCCTCGTCGTCTGGGCGTACTCACGCGTCGGAAGGGACGAAAACCTCGAGCTATTCGGCCACATCATGTGGGAGTTCCGGCAGGCCGGCGTCCGGGTGGTCTCGGTCACGGAGGAGGGCGCCTCGCCCATCGAGACCAACGTCCAGGGCATGATGGCGGGGATCGCGCTCCAGAAGCTGAAGGACGACGTCAACCGGGGCATGCGACAGAAGGCCGGGCGCCGGGAGTACACCGGGGGCCGAGCCCTCTTCGGCTACAACTGGACCTCGCGCACCGAACGGGTCGTGGTTCCGGAGGAGGCAGCCATTGTCGCTCGTGTCTACGAGATGGCCGACCCGGCCGGGGAGTGCCGCCAGCTGGCCACCATCGCCAGGGAACTGGGCCTCGAGCTTCAGCGAGTGCGCCGGATGCTCCGCCACCCTGGGTACGCCGGGGCCTACACCTACTCCCGGTTCACCTTCGCCGGCGCAGGGAGCCGTAAGAAGATGGCGCGGCCGGCCCCCCTCGATCGCCAGATCATCACCTGGGGTGCCCACGAGGAAATCGTTCCCCGGGACCTCTGGGACCGCGTCCAGCAGCGATTGGACGAGCAGGCGGAACGGCGCCCGAACAACAACGGCCAGGCCAGCCTCCCCCTCACGGGACTCGTCCGGTGCGGCGTCTGCAGTCGGCCGCTCCGCGTGACCGGCTTCCATCGGCCTCCGGGGGACGTCCCCGTTCGGTACTACTACCGATGCGACACGGACGGGTGCCCAGGCATCGGCAACGCCTGCGTGGCCGGATGGACGACCGACGTCGTCCGAGCGGTGATGGAGCAGCTGCGCCGGCCGGACATCGCGGACGCGATCGTCGCGGAGATCCGACGGGCCTACGACGATGGCCGACGGTCCGGGGCCTGGGAGGCGGAGGTCCGGAGGCTCGAGAAGGCGGAGGCGTCCATCCGGGCCGTGATCTCCTCCGGGGAGATCTCCGACACGCGCGCCTTGGCCCGGGATTACGAGGCCACGCGGAGGGGGCTGGAACGCGCACGGGCGTCGCTGGAGCGCGACCGGCGGAAGGCGGGGCTACGGATATCCCCCGCGTCGATTCGGGCGCGCCTGGCGCGCGCGTGTGCGCTCCTGGGGGCTTTGGAGGACCGCACCGAGGCCGACAAAGCGGTCCGCCCGCTCTTGGCCCATTTCGTCGAGTCGATCACCGTGGAACCGGGCGCGGAACGTGCGACGGTGCAACTGCGTAGCGACGTCGTGGACGTTCCCCCACAGCCGTATCTATCGGGTGGACGCGAGATACGACCGTTGAGTTTCCCGATGGTGCTCCCGCCTCGGGCGCTAAGTCGCAGGCGTGGATAGTGGTAGCCTGATCGATCGAGAGCGAAACGGCCCCGTGGGCACTCTCCCACCACTTTACACTAGGCGTAAAGACGTAAACTCCCGATAACGCGGGCGCGACGCCGCAAGTACCGGGCGCGACGCCCGAAGCCGCGGGAGCGCCCGAGACGTCGAAATTTCACGTACAGAAAAGCTGCACCTGCAACCCATTGCCATTCGCCACGTTGCGAGTTAATTTCACTTGCAGATAACTGCTTAAACTGCAATTCGGGACACGGTTTGTCCCGCGCGGGACAAATGGTGTCCCAAGACCTGGGTCGTTGCGCTCCGATCGGTCGCGGGCGCCGCACATGAAACGGCCCCGGGGAGTGATCCTCGGGGCCGCTTGGGATGGGGCAGGGAAAGGGTCACTTCCCAACCTTACCCGGATCCCAGGTCGCGATCCTCCGCAGGACGCCAGCCAGCCCGATGAGAGCGGGGACCAGGATCCACTTCCAGAGCCACTCGTCGGTGGTGCCCGTGGGGTGGAACGACGGAACGGTCGCCAGCAGGTACGCCGCGAGCAGCCCCGCGATGCCGTAGAGAGCCTTCAAACCAAAGGTCTTCAAGAGGTTCAGGAACACGGACATGGGGTCCCTCCTACTGACACTGCATCCCAGCGGGAAGCAGCAGGTACAGTTCCCTCGCCAGCGTCCGCCGGCGGGGGTCGTCCACGAATCGAACCGGGATCAGGGAGAACACGGCCGCTCCGCCCGCGGCGTCCTCCTGGGCGTAGCCCATCGTTCCCAGGACCTCGAGCGGGCCGGCGGAATCCGCGAGGGATGGTTCCGCCAGGCACTCCACAGTCCCGAGCGAGGAGCGCACGAGGACGGACGAGGTCGAACACGTCCAGGCGCCGGCCGTCCACTCGTCGCGGTGGCAGGGCACGGTCCGCCAGACGGCAGAGTCCCCAGCCGCGGCGGACCACCCGGACCGGTTCGTCGTCAACTCGTGTTGCACCGCGTAACACGCCCACTCCAGGCGCACCGGAATCGGACGGGCGGGGTTGGCTCCGAACAGGAGCGCGAGGACGCACAGGGCGGTCGGCAGGTTCATGGGCCTACCACCAATCGCACAGGTCGCGGCGTTTGAACGGCTGGGGTTCCTCGCCCCGGGCCAGGGCGTCCCGGGCGCGGGCCCGTTCCCGCTGCCTCCGGATGCGCCGGAACCAGCCCGGGGGACCGTGCCCGAAGGCGAACCACCCGGTCAGCTTCGCCCCCGCCTCGCGGTAGGCCTTCGTGTCCTTCCGGGTCCGGCTCACGCGGCTCCCCCGTCGGGCCAGGCCGGGGTCTTGCCCTCGCGGGCGTCCGCAAGCGAGATCGGGGCCTGGGCGTGCCCCGGGTCGCACGGATCGTGCCACCGGCCACCCCACGTGAAACCCAGGGCCTCGAGCTCAATCCCCACCTTCTCGTATTCCAGCCATTCCGCATGGGTCTTGCCCTCCAGGACGTCTCCCGCCGTCGTGTCAACCAGGACGAAGTCCGCCGCGTAGCAGGGGTGGAAGTTGTGGTAGCTCGTTCCCCACGGCTTCTGGCTGGCCCCGTCAGCCACCGCCTTGGCCTGCGCCGCGGACCCGCGGAAGGTGGTCGTGATGCGGGTCTCGATGCGCCGTCCGTGCTTCTCGTGGTACGCCGCGAAGGCGGCCTGCAGGTGATCCCGCGTGGTGCGCTCGAGGTCGAGGGTGTTCGGCTTGGTCATTTCGGCACCGCCGCGACCGCGTTGACCGCGCGCATCAGCCTCTCGAATCCGATCCAGACGAAGATCCCACCGACGATCGAGAGCAAACTCATTGCTCCGATGATCTTTAGATGGGCGTCGCGCAGCCCGCCGACCGTGCCCTTGAGTCCGTCCACCGTCTGGCCCATGTCCACGGCCTCCTTCTCCACCCGGTCCATCCGCATGAGGAGCCCGCGGTCGTCCCCGTAAAGCGTCTGCTCGTGGTGGGCAACGGTCTTGTCGATCCCGTTTAACTCGCGAAGCCTCTTGGCCGAGGACCCAATCTCTGTCAGGTTCGGGCAGCACTTCGCGTGGTCCGCGATCGCCAGTTTGAGCTTCAGTTCCTCGGGGTTGTCGGGCACGTGGCGTCCTCCTCTGATCAGGCGGTCGTTCGCTTTTCCTTACCAGCCTTCCGGCGCGTCGTAGGTCACCCCGACTCGCACGTCCTTCAACTTCACGCTGCCATGGGTGTTGGCCACGATGATCCGGTATTGGAGGTTGTCCGGTAGGGGGGCGTCCCACCCGCATCCCGCGACGGGCCTCGATCCCGAAGACGATCCGGACGCGGACCAGGCCTGCATCCACGAGCTCGCCCCGATCCGGTACTGAAGCGTGATCGCGAAGCTCATCCCGGAGTTGGCCTGCACGAGCACGTCCACCCGGGTGCAGCCCACGGGAAGGCTCAGAGTCGCCGTGGTGTCGGCGACGCCCGGCGCGATCTCCTGGTAGACCACCTGCCTCGGGGTTGACCCCGCGTGAACTGGGGTGGCGAGCAGGAACAGGGCGAGGAGCAACAGCCGGCGCATGGGTTACCTCCACCAGGTGTAGGTTAGGTTGACCGCCGACGCCGTCGCGGCGTAGACGATGATCGAGTCCGTCTTCGCGGTGCACCCGCACCCGACCGCGGTGAACGTTCCAGTGATCGAACCGGGGTCGTAGCCAGCGATGCAGCCTCCGGCCGTGCTCATGCCGGGGACGTAGATGGCTTTCCGGTGCGTCGTCACCGCCTTGGCTGCCACACCGGTGACCATCATCCGGGCCGTGTTGTTTCCGGTCACTCGGGGCGGGAGGAAGGTGCACGTCCCCGTGCCCCCGATGTTCTTGTAGACGTTCTGGTTCGCGTCCGCCGCGGACCACGTGCCCTTCGGGTTCAGGGAGTCCGCGCGGGCATCCCCCAGGGTGGCGCTCAGGGAGACCGTCAGGACGCGAGCGGAGAAGTCGTTCGTCCACTGGGTGTATGAGTTACTCGCCACCCACTGCAGCTGGGCCCCGTCGCTCGGGGCGTTGCCGGGAAGCGGGAACGGGCGGTCCGCCGCGCAGGTCGCGCCGGGCCCGGTGATGATCGCTCCCGGTTCTCCCGGGTGGCCGATGCGAGTAAACCGGAGGCCGACCGTGCCGGCCCGGTCGGACGCTATGCTCCCGTTGACCGTCACCGTGTCGGCCATCGTTACACCGAGTTGCGTCGCGCCTCCGGCTCCGACCACGAGGACCCGGGTATCCACATCGTCGGCCAGGACGCCCGTCGCGGTGAGGTCACCGCCGACCACCATGTTCCCGGCCGCGGTGAGCACTCCGGTGACAACCATCGTCCCGGCCACTGTCGCGTCGGTGCCGACCGTGATCGCCCCGCTCGTATTGAGGGAGAGCGCTTTGATGGCGCCCGTCATCTCCCGCGAGGTCGCGAGAGTCGGCCCCGCGATCCACACCGCATCCATGCTGTATAGCGCAGAGTCCGGGCCTGCCCCTCCGACTTCGACCGCGAAGTAGACGTAGGTCGAGTCGGCCACGAACAGCCAGCGCTTGTCCGCACCCCCGACATAGTTGCAGTCGACGCCCAGGCCCGTGGTGTCCGCGACGAAAGGGAACATCCGGATTTGGGCGTTGAGGTCGGTCAGAACCTCGCGCCCGCCGGAGAGCGTCGGCCGCTCCGCCGAGAAGTAGCACTTCGACAGAAGGGGGCCCGCCTGGGCCACCGAGACAGCGAGCAGCAACCCGAAGACCGTCAGGACTATGCGCCGCATGAAACCCTCCTAGCCCACCTTGGCCGAGACTCCGAACGCCAGCTCGCCCGTCATGGTGTCCTCGCCCTCCGCCGGAGGCCCACCGAGCAGGGTCTCGGGGGCGGGTCCCCCGTCCTCGGACGCCTTTCCGGAGACCATCTCCTGGTTGAAGTCCTTCGGGAGAACGACCCCGCTCATGACTTGGATCGACCCGCGGGACGCGCGGTGCTCCGACTCCTCGACGAGGAAGAACTTGTCGGACCACTTCCCGTAGGTGGATCCGTCCAGGGGAAACCGGAAGTTCGCGCGGGACAGGACCTCGTCGTCGAACCGCAGGATGTGCCCCGGCCAGGCGTCCAGAAGTCCGACGTTGCAGGTCGCCCGCCACTGCCACTCGGGGCGATACTTCCGGCAGAGGTAATAGAGACCGATCTGGACGGCCACCTGGGGGTTGTCCACGCCGGGCAGGTCGAGACGCAGGGGCTCCGGGGCTTCCCCGAACGACTGCACCGACCACTGGCACAGCTGCTGGGCGGTCAGGCCTCCGGAAAACGGGACGACCCCGTTGTAGCCCCACGGCAACCCTGTGCCGTCGTCGCTGCCGTCCTTATCACACTCTGCGAGGCCGAAGAGACCCGATCCGTACCGGATCTGGATCCGATTGACGACCTCGCGGAAGGGGCTCGACCACAGTTCCATCGAGAACCCGCTGGGGTCCGCGATCACCTGCTTGCCGGTGATGATCGCCCGCTCCGGCGCGGCCGGAGTCCCCACGGTGGTCCGCGTGCCGGCCGCTCCCGAGACGTAGGCATAATTGTCCACGCCGTTGAGGTCGATCGGAGCCCAGACGAAGAACCCATACTTCCCCGAAGGCATCCGCCGGACCTTCAGGTCGAGGCAGTGCTCTCCCAACGCCTGGACCCACGCGTCGACGGAGTCGTCGGCAGTGAGCGACACGTTCATCGGCCATCCCACCGGGTCGGCCACGCCACCACGCCACCACCTCGAGAGGAGATCCCGAGCGATGACGACGCTCCCGAAGTCCCCGGCCCCCGTCGCCATGTCCGCCACGGGGATCTTTCCCTCGGTCGCCATGAGGAACATCGCGTGGTGGATCGGGTCGGTGATTCCCCTCGAGGCGGACCCTGTGTAAGTCCCGCTCGCGTCGTCCACGTAGTACTGGAAGCACGTGTAGATCGACGACACGGGCGGCTTTTCCAGCTTCCGCTGGTCGTACATGGCTCCCCATGACTCCGGAAGCTCGATCTTATAGCCAGCGCGTCGTTTGTGGACACGAAACGGGGAGAACCCAGCCAATAGGTGACGGTGCCTCTTGTAGCTGAACGTCACCACCTGGTCCGCCGGATCCATCGCCATACGGCAGCCGGCAATCAGCTTCACTGAGACCAGATAGATTGGGGCCGACGATTCGAGGTTTTTGATGGCCACCTTGAATGGTTTGGTTTGGTTCGCCACGTAGAAGAGGGTCGCGTCCGCGCCAGTCGATGACGGGCTGGTCGTGAAGTCCCCGTCCGCGAACTTCGTGTTTACCCATCCCGCACCCGCGTTGCCAGGAGCGAGCCCCGTGTCGTAGGGCAGGTTGATCTCGAAGGTCTTGATCTGGATGGCGTCGAAGGTCTTGGGCGGAGTGAAGCTCCTGGTCGTGTACGAGGCCAGCCACGTGGTCTCGTCCGGGAAGCAGAACTTCACCTCGACCGTGTTCGTTCCGGTCGGGTTGACGATGCCGGGCGCGTTCGGGAGAGCGGCGAGGACCACCAATTTCAGGCCAACCGGAAGACCCGTTCCCTCATAGTCCTTCGGCTGAACCGTGGCGTTCGTGCCGGCGTCCGTGCTGTTGCAGCACAGTCTTCCGGGGAGGCTCTTCGGGTTGATGATCTCGAAGGTCAGGCGCTTGCCCGACGGAAGAACTGCCCAGGTGTTCGGGTTCCCGTCCTGGGTCTTCTTCCCCTCTGCGATGCCCTGATCCTGGACGAGGTTGGCCCCCTCGACCGGGTTCAGGCTGATCGGGACCTGCACCCAGGGGAATCTGTTGTGGGTGACCCACCGTTGCGGTCCGTGCGTGTCGTCGACCGCCCAACCGCGTCCGGTCCACCAGTTGCCGTTGTCCGCCCAGCTGGAGTAGATGCGCGCCATGACCCCGTCGCCCGCGTCGATGAACGCGCCCCCCCATCCCGGGGTAGGGTCCGCCAGGCCGATCCTCTTGGTCACGCAGTGCCCCAGGCGCGAGACCAGGTTGTTCGCTCCCGTCAGGAACCACGGGACGGTCTGCGCCACCGGCTGCTTCAGGCCGAAGACCGCCATGTTGCGGTTGTACCACCAGGAAAGGTCGTCATCGATGCCGGCCAGTTTCGACCGGAAGGCGCCGAGGTGGATCGGGATCGTCGCCCCCGACGCGGCGGGGATGATCACCGCATCGGAGATCGTCGGTGGCGCGACGGTCAGGGTCTCCGTCGGGGTCCGCGCGTCCGTGAGCGCGTTCCGCTGCTCCCCCTCGAAGACGAATGCGGTTGGGGTCGCACTCGCGGGGCGGCTGATGGTTCCCTTGAAGAGCTCCTGCAGGGTGACGGCCCCGAGCTCGTCCCTCTCCTCGCAGTACAGCTGGACGACTCCGCCGATGGCCAGGCTGGGGTAGGCCTTCAGGGCGAGGCCTAGGTTGTCGTACGACTCCCACGTCGCGGATGCTCCCAGGTAGACCGGGATCCGAGCGTTGTTGACGATGGTGAAGGTGCAGGTGCTCTTGCCCTGCGAGTCGTAGACCACGTCCGCCACTTCGGACAGGCGGGGAGTGTAGTAGTCGTACGACTTGAGGATGCGCCCCGCCGTGTTGATGTAGATCCGGGCGTCGACCCCGACCGACGTCCGGATGTAGGCGGCGTACTGAACGTCGACCGAGATCCGGTCCTTCACCGAGGCGGGGGTGGTCACGCCACAGGCTCCCGGGGAATGACCCGCATGGACAGGTGGATCCAGATCCGGCCACCCTCGGCGGCGACCTGCTTCGCCATCGGGTCCTCCGGGATCCCCGTGACGTAGTAGGCGTTCGGGACCGCCAGCGACCATTCATCCGTGAACAGCCAGGCGCCGCGGAAGAACAGCGTGTTGCAGTACTGGTCCGCCCGCGGAGGGTAGTAGGCGTTCCAGATCTTCCACCCGGCCGAGTCGAGGGCCCCCTTCATCCAGGCGATGGTTATGCTGATGACCTCGTCCGGAAATCCCACCCGCTGCAGCTGCCGGAACCCGGTCGGTCCCCCCAGCCCCACGATCCCGGTGGATCGGCTTACCGAAGAGATGGGCAGCTCGAGGCCGCCCTCGTCCTCGAGGGCCACGGCCCCGAGTCCGGACCCGCTGGTCAGGACGCCCGCCGCGTTGTAGCCGTAGTCCGTCAGGATGGAGATGCACCCGATCTTGATCGCGGTCGCGCCGTTCGTGAATGACAGGCGCCACTTCATGCAGCTCCCGACCGGGGTAACCTCGATACCCAAGTCCCGGCTGGTAGCTACGGTCCGGGTGTTGTCGATGGTGACCCACGCGCTCCCGTTCCACCCCTCGAACTTCACCGTCCCCGAGCCCGGGATCAGGTTGTGATTGGCCAGTGCGTAGCCGCGGACCGTCGACGATCCACCCATGTCGAGGGTCCACACCGCCGAGGCCGCGCCGGGGGCGTAGATGCTGGCCGGATCACCGTCGACGGCGTTCTTCGCCGACAGGGCGACGTCGGGAACGGACGACACCTGTCCGTAGTAGCCCCGCGCCAGGTCGTGGACGAACAGCTTCGGCACGCCCATGGCCTACCTCCCCGCCCGTCGCTTCAGGTTGGCGAACCGCGCCCCCGGGGCGCCGTACGGATCCATGGACTTCCCGTAGTTCCCACCGGAGTCCGGGGTCGGGACGGTCCATCCGTCTCCGCCGGTACCGATGTCGCCCCCGGTTCCGGAACCGATGGCGGTGCCCAGTCCAGGCAGCACCGCGTTCGCGAACAGGAGCGCCGCCTTCTTGGCCGCGAGGTCGAACAGCATGTTCTCGAAGTAGACGCTCATCGCGTCCGCCATCCCCTTGAACCCGTGCAGCGACGCGGCGAAGAACGACTTGAAGGCGCCCTCCGCGTAGCCGGCGACGCTGGCGATGGTCGACTGGTACTCCGCCATCTTCTTCTTCCGCTCCTCGGCGAGCTCCTTCTCGGAGGCGCGGACACCGTCGATCGCCTTCTGGAGGTCGAACATCGGCGCGATGTCGTCGCGGAAGACGCCCGGGCGAGCCCCGCCGAGGTCGAAGGCGTGACTCCCCTGGTCCGGCTGTTCCGGCCCCTGCCACCACTGGGAGGGCATTCCCCACTGCTCCGGATCCTTCGGTTTCGGGGGGGTGTAGAGGTTGGGGATCCCCGTCGTGGGGTATCCGTAGAACGCCTCGTCCAGCTTTTCCTTGGCCGAGCGCGCCGCGTCGAGTTGGACCGTAAGGTCATTCAGCTCGGTGGTCAGTTTCGCCACCTGAATGTCCGGCCGATGAAGGAAGTGTGCCGCGGGAGAGAAGTTCTGGTCTTCCCGTATCTCGTGGCCCCGCTCCATGCTCTTGTCCGAGATCTTGGATTCCAGGTCCCCAATGTCCTTCTTCAGCCGCTCACGCTCGATGTTCAGCGTCACCCGCGAGGAGGAGGAGACATTCGGATCGACCTTCAGCTTGGAATACTCGATCAGCAGGTCGAGGTACGTCCGGGTCGACTTGGACGCCTCTCCCGCCTTCTGCTCTGCCTTGATGAACTCCCCGGCCAGCGCACCGACGGCGCCGACGGCCAGTGAGATCGCCCCGCCGGGCCCGGCCGCTCCGCTCAGGATGTCGCCGAACACCGTCAGGGACTTCGACACCAGTCCGCTCTTGATCCCGAGGGTGTCCAGGTTGCCGGACAGCTGGGCGGGGAGCATCGCGTACTTCGCCCACTTCTCCCCGGAGAAGGCGAGACCCCGGTTGACCGACTCGTTCATCCTGGCGAACTGGGACGCCACGTCCGCGTTCATCCGGCCGAGGTTGCGGGTGAGGTCCGCTGATCCGGCCGTGGCCTCCGACCCGTCCCACCGGACCTTTACCCGATACTCGGTCACCGGATGCCACCGACGAGGGCGGAGGCTGCTCGCTTCTGGACGTCGTCACGAAGATTCAGCTCGCCGATGATCTCCCACTGGACCGCGGCGAGGTCCTCCGCCGCCATGGGCATCCCCCCGCGGAGAGCGGCGTGGAGTTCGATGATCGCCAGGGTATTCGCGCTGGGTCCCGCCTTCTTCCCGCAGGCCGCGCACTTCCGGCTCTTCCGAAAGTCGCAGAGCGAGGGGCAGGCGCACGGCCGCTCCTGGTGAATCATCCGCAGGCCGGCCGGCTTGTTCTCCCGGATCACTGCCCGGTCGTGGTCCATGTCCGCGATGTCAGCCATCACTTCCGACCGATACAGTCGCGGCGCCTCGAAAGCACACCCCCTTGAGGATCTCCGTGGCGTTCCAGCCCGCGACCACCGGACTCGCCACCAGTTCGTCCCGCCAGTCGTCCACGGGGGCGCCGTCCAACTCCACCCCGACGATCAGGTCCATGAGCATCTCGTGAGCCTCCCGAACCAGGTCGCCGGCCTCGGAGACCGTCAGGTCGCCTCGAGACCGGAACATCTGGGTCGCCTGGTGGTTCTGCTTGGCGTCCATCGCCGTGACCAACAGGACCAGTCCGGGAAATCCGTCGACGGTGACCCGGGCCACCGGACGCATCGTTCTCAAGCTCAAACGGGACACGGAACCTCCTATGCGTAGTCGATGTTGTCGCCGTTGACGCAGTAGGACGAAAGGATCTTCCGGTCCGTCCCCACCGACGTCTTCCGCCACTGGAAGGTGACGGTCATGAGTTGCTCTCCCGTCCCGGTCAGGCCCGCGGGAGTCTGGGATACCGTCGTGATCGGAAGCACCGCCTGGAACCCCTGCCCGTCGACGGGCCCCGCGATGTCCAGGTAGGCGGCATATTCGATCTGCGTCGTCCAGCTGGACCCGGAACGCGCCTTCTTGAACTGCTCGGTGGCATCGTCCAGGACGAGGGTCATCTCGAGTTCGGCGTACCGCGCCTTGGCCCGGGGCGAGCTCCCGTAGTAACCGACATCGTTCGAGCTTCCGGCCCCGCGCTGGGGCGCCGAGATTCCGCTTTTCACGCGGAGTTTGTACCCACGACACTCCGCGCTGACGTCGGTGGCCCCCGCCTCCAGGCTGGGGAAGTTGCCCGCGGTCGCCCCCACGGCGTGCGACCCGCTCCAGGGCGAGGTCCCGCGCGACCCGTCGGCGATCGGTCCCTCGAACGAGAGTCGGCTCTTGGCGAGGGTGCAGAAGTCCATGGGGATCACGAGACCCGTCTCGGTGATCGTCCCGACCGATCCCTCCCGCCCCGACAGCACGGTCTTGAGGTTCAGGACGCCGAAGTCGGTGTCGCCGACCGCCAGTTCCCACTCGTCGATGGCAACCCCGAGCGGCTTCGTGTCCCGGCTGGAGTCGCCGATCCGGCCGCCCATGTGTTCCTCGACCGTCCAACCGGGCAGGAATCCGGGCAGGTCGTCGAAGGTCATGGTGTGGGAGTAGTTGCTCCCGGCCACCGCCTTCGTGTCGTTCCCGAGGATCTTCGAGAGCGTGATCCCGATGGCCTCGAGGCTGGCCATGAAGTTCGGGGTCCAGACGCCGCCCTTTGCCTTTACGAGGTGGCGGGTCGGAGCGTCGGTCAGGATCCCGCTGGAGAACTTGTTGTTTTCGACGACATCCGGGGTCACCTCCGCCGGCTCGAAGTCGCACATGTGCATGAGCACGTGGGTCAGCGTCGCCGCGGATCCGAACGTCGCCTCCGCGGCCGCCGCGACGTAGGTGCGCCTCCCCTGGCCCTGGGCGGGATTCGTGTAGCTCGGCATGGGTCCCTCCTAGGTCGTCTCGTAGTGGAACGCTTCGACGACGGCCGAAACGGTCACGCTGGACAGCAGTTTCTCGTCCTCGTCCCCCGTGGGCTGCGACACCTTGACCTCCGCCACCATCGCGGAGTGACCCGACGCGCCCGGCGCCCGCCCGTGCATGCTCCACACCAGGAAGCCGGCGCGGCTCGCCATCGCCACCGCCAGCGTCCGGGCCGCCTCCGGCGTTGCGTCGATCGCCACACAGACCGCCTGGAGGTCCACCTTGATCTTGAACATCGACCCGTGGGCGCTCGGGGCGGCCCCGGACCCGACGGCGCCGATGTAGGGCATCTCCGAGTCGTTCAGGAGCAGCTCGTCGGTGATCGCGGGGAGCGTCTCCCGCGTCACGACCCCGAGGGTGCCGGTGGTCCCGATCTCGGCGTCCGTGCCCATGGCGGTCAGCCACGCGGTGCAGAGTTCCGAGGCGAAGTCGGTCCACGGCTGCGACATCAGACTGCCCCCGCGGGAAGGACGTCCGGGGCGTCGGCGGCCACCTTGTAGGCGCAGGCCCAGGCCAACTTCGCCACCCCGACCGGTCGCTCGAGCTTTCCGGACAGGGAGATGCTCGTCTCCTGGAGATCCGACCAGGACACCAGCCCGCCGAGGGTCGGATCGGTCGCCAGCGCGACCTCCACCTCGGCGGCGATGGTGTCGAGTTGGGCGTCGACGTCGACACCGGACGGGGGCTTGACTCGCGCCTCGATCACCAGGGTCAGCTCACGCTTCTGGAGTTTCCGGCCGCTGTCACCGGACGCGGAGCGCTTCTCGTTCAAAGTGTAGATGCACAGGCCCGGTACGGTTCCGGACCCGCTGGGGTAGACCCGGCTGGGATAGACCCTGCTTCCGGTGGTCGTGAGACCGGTCACGAGGGTCCGGACGGCGTCCCGGATCTGCTGCCGCGCGTGGGCCATCAGAGGCGCCCCATCCGCTTGTCGACCCGGTATTGCAGGTCCCGGTCCGCGAGCTCGCGGGTGGCCTCCGCGGCGACCGCAGCATGCCGGTTCAGGGCGGAGATGGCCTCCGCCTGGATGTCGATCTTCACGGCTTCGATCGGGCGCCGACCGGGGCCTTTCCGGCGGAACACCATGGTGTGGCCGCCGATCCCCTCCTCGATGAACGCATCGGGCCAGTGGAACCCGCCCGGGGCCGTGACGCCGGACCCCACGTTGACCCGCAGGTTCTTCCCGACCCTCCGCTCGCCCCACTTGCGACCGCCCGAGCGACGATCGCTGCCGGTGTCCCGGATCCCCGCCAGGCGGATCGCGGGGACCGGGTTGGTCATGATCCGGATCGTGGCTGCGGGCCGGCCGAGCTTGGCCCGGTTGAGGCGGATCCGCTTCCGGATGACCTTCTTGGGAGAGATCTTCAGGAGCCCCGAGACTTCCCCCACGATGTCACCGATCGCGCTCGTGGACGCCCGGTTCAGGGCGTAGCAGGCCGCCAACTCAGCCTCCCGCGGCAGGGCCCCCAGCTCGCGCACGAGGTCCTGGTACTGCTGGTCCGCCCGCAGAAGGCTTTTCGGTTGAAACTGCATGGGGATCACACCCTCGGGAGCGTGTAGCGGACACGCAGGAAGGGCCGGTTGCCGCCGTTGTCGCCGAGTTCGGAGTAGAACCGCGCGGTCGCATTTGCCCCGCTCGCGCGGAGGAGGTAGGGCACCAGCGCGGTCTTGTTCGCATCGAGATCCGCCCCCAGCGGGGTGCCATACTCCGCACCGCCCAGGAGGCGCGTCTGGCCGGCAGTGACGCCGAGCCGACGGCCGAACTCACCTTCCCCGTAGTCCAGGCCGACGCTGGAGGCCCCCGGAGCACTCCACGCCTTCCCGCTGGCGCGTTGGGTCCAGGTCGCCCAGGCTGGATCGAGGCCTTTCAGGATCCGGTGGGCGGAGATGGTCGGCCCCCCGTAGCTGGCGTCCCCGGTCACGAAGAGCGCCGCCCAGTCGATCCGCGCGGCAGCGGGGATCCCGACGGGGCACAGCGGGCCGATGACGACGATGCCGTGGGCTTTCGTGGGGCCGCTCCGGACATACGTGAACTCGGGTTCGTTCGTCTCGGGATCTACGATCACGGGGAAGGTCGGGTTGGCCTCGTCGATCCAGAACACCTGCAGGTGCCCGTCCATCGCGTAGAGGTCGACCTGGTGCCCGAGGCTGGAGAGCACGAGGGTCAACAGGGCCCGCGATGGGTCCGGCTGGAGGGAGACGACCTCGAGGCGTTCGGTCCCCCGGAGGAGAACGTCACTGACGGCCGGAGCGCCGGAGGTCGGGACGGTCAGGCGGATCACCGAGCCGGTGACCCCGAGGTCTTCCGCGGACTGCCAGTCGAGAACGCCCCGGATGGTCGCGGTGTCGCTCTCCCGGGTCAGGTCTTCCGCCCACTCGCAGAAGAACGCCGTGGTGTCGCCGACGACCGTCATCCGCTGACGTACTCCAACTCGAGCACGGTGACACCCGTTCCGTCCGGTTGGATGGTCGTGACCGAGTAGGTCTTCCCGGCCACCGTCGCCGCATCGCCCTCGTCCAGGGTCCCGGGGAGGTCCGAGGACCGGCAGGTGAGCTTGGGGCTGGTCCCCTCGATGTCGTCCTGCTCGGCGTAGCCGTCGTCGAAGATCGCGAGAATCGCGACGCCGGCCACGGTGGCCGGTTCCGCGAACTCCCTCTCGACGAAGAACGGCGAGAGGTCCTCGGTGAACTCCAGCGTCATCGAACCTCCGCCAGCTCCGCGACGACCGGAGCCGAGAGGTACTGATCAATGAGACCGATGATCAGGTCGGGGCGCGCGGCGGCGTGGCAGGCTGCCGCCTTGGTGCCTTCGTCGATCGTGCAGAAGTGGGGCGTCAGGTGGATCCGGTGGCATGGGTAGCAGTCCAGGCCCTGCGGCTCGATCGCCACCGAGTTGATCCAGTGCTTCGTGAGATTCTCGTCCGTGGAGTGCCCGAGGAGGCAGATGGTCAGCTGCTCCTCAAAGGCGGAGGCGTTGGTAAACACGGACTCGCACCCGACCACGACGTCCGCCACCATCGCCAGGGCGAGCGCCCTCCTGATCGGGAGGTCGAGGCCGATGATCCGGCCCGGGGGCGCATCGAACTTGGCGTCCCGGATGTCCCCCAGGACGAACGTGATCCATCCCTTGCCCGCCGCCATGTCCAGGAACCTCTGCGTGTGGGGATACCACTTCACGCAGGAGGACCCGCTCGGCGCCAGGATCACCATCGGCCCGCCGCCGGCCGCGGCCCGGACCGACCGGGCCTCCTCGAGTTCCGCCTCCGTGGGGTAGAACTTCTGGCGAAACTTGTGGGGCACGCCCGCGAAGTCGTGGTACGCCTCGAGGTAGTTCTGGTTCATGAACAGGTGGCGGACCCGGTCGGGCCAGTGGAACCCCCCGTCCGACGGCGCCGGGAGCAGGCGCGTCTCGACCGCCCCGACCAGGTTCACGAACCGGTCGTACTTCCGCGCCATCCACATCCAGTAAGCGAGCATTTCCGAGCCCGCGATCATGCCGGAGTCCTGGATCACGAACCGGTCGATGTGGGGATCGTTGGCGAGAACCATCGCGCCGCCGTGCTCGGTGCAGACCGTCACGTGGTAGCCCTCTGCCTTCAGGGCCGGGAGGATCGAGGAAGCCCACAGGGCGTCTCCCAGGCCGCCGTACCGGACCACGCAGGCGGTCTTCGTCGGCTTGGGGTTCATCCACGACTCCAGCTGGCCGGCGCCCGCCTCCCGCTTCCGGTAGGCCTGCAGGAATGAGTACTCCATGCCCAGATTCCGTTCCTCGTTGTCCACGAGGTCCCAGTCTGGGGCGGCTTCGCGCATGAGGGCGACGACGTCCGAGGGGTGGAAGTCGCTCTTGTGATCCGGGTTGGCGCCCGGCTGACCCATGCGCGGATAGAAGTCCCGGTGCGGCAGGTACAGAACGAGGTGGCCCCCGGGCTTCACCAGGGACAGCCAGTGGCGCAGGACGGCCCCGGGATCCTCCATGTGTTCGAGCACGTGCGACGAGAACACGAAGTCGAGCGACTCGGGCGAGAAGAACTCCAGCTTCCGGCAGTCCGCCACGACGTCCGGTGACCCGTTGCTGAACCGGTGGACGTCGACCCCGATCATGTGCGGGAGCGCCTTGGCCGGGCCGCATCCGATGTCGATACCACGCCCGCGGACGTAGGGGACCAGGTCCCAGCGCACCTTCGCCGACTCGTTTCCCTGGGGATCCTCGGGCCTCCAAACCATTTCGATGGGACTCCTCTTGGTGGTGGAGGGGAGACCTCTCGCGAGGCCTCCCCCGTGGGTGTCAGTTCGCCAGGATCAGGAGATCCCGAGCAGCTTGTTGAACGACGCCGTCTGCCGGAACGCGATGTCGACGTCCTGGAGGGCGACGATGCGGACGGTGCCGGAGGAACTCCCGGTGAACGGGTCCACCAGGATGTCGACGCCCGACCAGAGGCCGATCAGCAGGTCCGACCAGTTGCCGAAGATCGCGCACTTGGCGGACCCCGTGGTCGTGCCGTACGTGAGGTTCACCGGCACCTGGTTGGTGACGTAGGCCGGATAGCCGTTGACCGAGCCGTCGTTCTCCATGATGAAGCCGAGCGACCCGGCGGTGCCCTTGACCGTGGTCTTGAGCGTCCCCCGGACCTGCGGACTCAGCATGTAGGCCATCTTGCCCATGTCCGCGTTGCCCGCCGCGATCGCGGTCTCGCAGGCGACGATGCCCGCCCACGTCGGCGCCGCGGCCTGCGCGCCCATCGAACTCGTCCCGATCGCGGTGCTGGTGACGATCCCGAGGGGGGTCGCCGCCGTCCCCGCGCCGGCGATGCACGCGGCGTCGACGCCCAGGCCGAGAACCGCGAACAGATCGCTCCGCATGAGGTTCTCGACGCTGAGAGCCGGCTGGAGCAGCGTCTTCCGGGAGTAGTCCACGAACGCACCGACCGTCTTCGGGGACAGCGTGACCTGGTCGAAGGTCACGGCCGTCGACTCCGTCGGCGAGTTCCCTTCCGTGATCCAGTAGGCCACCGACGCGCCGGTCCGCCGCGGGATCGCGACGTTCCCCTGGAGACCATTGAGGACGGTGGCGCCGGCCGCGATGACCATCGCCTTGTTCCTCAGGATCTCGATGAACGAGTCGGAGAGCACGTCCGTCTGCACGAGGTTCCCGCCCAGCGATCCGGTCCCGACGATGACGTCGCGCTGCCCGAACACCTCCGGAGGGATCGAGATCTGCGCGCCCTCGCGGAGACCGCGGTTGGCCACCTTCAGGGCGGCCTCGGAGACCTCGAACTCGAACTCCGCCGCGGCCTGGGCCCGGCGGTCGGTCGGGTTCGCGAGGGCGTGCACCACCCGCATGAGCGAGTAGCGCTTCACTTCCTTCCGGCTGAGGCCGACCACGGGCTCGACCACGGGGGCCCGGCCGCTGTTGCCGTACAGCTTGGCGAACAGCGCCTCGCGGAACTGGTCCACCGATCCGCCGTTGTCGACGAACTGGCGCGCGAGCTCCGGGCCGCCCTTGTCCCGCGCCTGGTCACCGATCGCGAGGATCTCCCGGGTCCGGTCGCGCTCGGCCCGACGGCCGTCGCTCTCCATCCCCCGGATCTCCGGAGGAGGATTGGGGATCGTGGCCGCGGCAGCGGCCGGCTCGGAGCCGTCCGCCCCCGGCAGGTTCAGGGTCTGAGTGGGGTCCATTGGGACCTCCTTTCGCTCATTTCCAGGTGCGGTCGGTGGGGTGACAACGCTCCGCCCGACGCCGACACGCGTATCCGCCGGGATGGAGCACAGTGAAGCCTCAAACGGACGCCACCGCGTGACCCGGTAGACCGGGGGCGCGCCCTTCTTCTCGGACTCGAGTTGGAGGTCGAGGATCTCGTAGCCGATGGAGACGTTCCCGCGGATGCCGTCGATGACGTCCTTCCACGCGTACTCCTGGGCCGGCGACGCGGACCCGAAGCGAACAGTCGCATCACACTTCTTCCGCCCCTCGTTCACCTCGGCGCTTTCGATCACGCCCAGCTGGATGCGCGGGTCGTGGTTCTCGAGGAACGGACCGAACCGGCCCGAGGTGAGGCGCGCCAGGTCCACGGACTTCGCCTGGTGGTCCAGGATCTCCACGCCCCACCACCGCTCGACCGGGGTCTCGGAACTGATGGATAGGCTGATCCGGCGGTTCTCCTCGTCGATGTTGGCGCGCTCGATCGGCTGGAGGATCCGCGGAAGATCCCGCTGGCCTCCGTCGCCGGAGTTGATCCGGTCCAGGAGATTCCGCTTGGCCTGCGGGGTCAGGTCATTCGTTTCCATCGACGTTGTCCTCCTTCGCGGGATCGGACTGTGAACCGGACGCCGGCGCGGTCGCCGCGGGGGCGGTCGCTCCGGCCGCGGGCCAGTCCAGGCCCTTCGCCTTGACGTAGTCGCGGGCCTCGGCGACCTCGTCGACGATCCCGAAGAAGTCGTGTCCAGCCTCGCGGGCCAGCTTCTGCGGAGACGTCTGGAACGTGTCGAGGGCGAGCTTGTTCGCCTGCTGGTCCTTGATCGGATCGACCCACGGCCAGCGCCGGGCCTGCCACGAGACCTGGTGGTATTTCTCCTCGCGGTTCACGGAGAGCGGCATCGGGCCGGTGGAGGTGGGCACCATGATCGTTCCGAACCGGAGGTTGAAGCGCAGCCAGCGCCGGTAGACCTCGGACACGAACGCCTCGATGAACCACTCCTGCAGCGCCTTCCACACCTCGCGCTCCTCGAGGACGCCCGCGCGGATCGACGAGTAGTTGACCCCCTCGAGGTCGGAGGCGAGGAGGTTGTAGGAGCAGCTGACGGACGAGGCGAACTTCCGAAGGCACGCCTTGACGAACGGGTCGAACTCCCCGTTCGGATACTTGTTGTCGTGGGCCACCAGCTCCTGGTTGTACGCCAGGTGCCCATACTCCCCGGGCTCGGACGGGAGCACGACGTTCCCCTGGGCGTCCTTGCCTTCCCCGGCGAACTTCGCCTCCTCGGAGTCCCGGATGAACATGGGGCTGTTGGCGCCCACCCGGGCCGCGACGAGCGCCGCCTCGCCATACTTCGCGATCAGATGGGCGTCCCACAGACCGGCCGTCGCCCAGGGCATCCCGCGCGACTGGCCGATCAGTTCCGGAATGTAGGCATGGATGACCCGGTCCGCTTCGATGCGCACCGGCTGGGTCGTCGCGTACGCCTGGGACGTCGCGGAGTAGGTGTCCGGGCGGGTCGTCAGGTGGTAGGCCACCACTGCCCCGAGCGCGTCCATCTCTATGCCCATGACGATCCGGCCGCCGTTGCGCAGGGGCTCGTTGCGGTTGATGTCCAGCAGCTCCGGGTCGATGAGTCGGACGGAGAAGTGGTATCCCGTGTCGTCCTTCGTCTCGTCCGTCAGCGCCAGGATCTCGCCGTCGATCGCGCCGTTCGACGCGGCCTGCCGCTGGATGCCCGTCCAGGTGAGGCGCCGGCGGGAGTCGCACGTCTTGAGTTGGCCCCACTTCTGCCAGGCGGATTCGACCGCCTGGCTCGCCAGGGGATCCGGCGTGCCCGTCTCGTCCTTGAACCGGGCCTGCAGGATGACGCCCTTGGCTCCGACGAGGTTCGTCTCGACCATCCGCACGAACCGACGGATGTAGCCGTTGTTGTAGTAATCACTCCGGGACCGCGCGCGGGTGGCGCGCTGGTTGCGGAGGACGAGATCGTCCGCGGCGACCGGGTACGTCGGCCAGTCCCCGGAGAGCCGGTCCAGCCGGGCGGCGGACACGAGGTTTCGGACGGCGGAGGAACGCTGGGACCGCGGGGCCCGGCCGGCCATGGAACTTCCCAGGCGCTCGAGGGCACTCCCGAGGGCCCGGCCGACGCGGGACACTACCGGAACTCCACGCGGATGCGGCTGCCCGTGCCCTGTCCCTTGGAGATCTTGTCTGCCTGGCGTTCCGCCTCGTACTCCCGGCGCCAGCGGTTGCGTTCGGCGTGCAGCTGGTCATAGGTCCAGTTCTGCAGCGACCGGCCGTTGATCGCGTAGGAGGCGACGGTCGGGCTGTTCTGCAGCTTGAGGCGGATCCCTTCCTCGACGAGGTCGAGCATCTCCTTCGCGAAGCTGCGCCCCTCGGAGGCGGATCCGAACGACGCCTCGACGGTCAGCGTTCCCGTGTCGACCTCGTAGACATCAGATCCCTTCGTGACGATCGCGGAGTAGGGCCAGTCGCCCGCGGCCATCGCGCCACTGACGGTGGCGGAGACGGTGACGAGGAAGGTGCCGTCGGTGTTGTCGGTGCCCGCGACGGTGGTGAGCGCCGTGCCGTTGTTGAACCGATACGACAAAGTCCACCCGGCGGCCGGGCGGTAGTCGTCTCCGGGGTCCAGTGTCCACTTGGAGGTGGTGCCGGCGCGGATCTTGTCGGGGGCGACCGTCGGGGTGCTCGACATGGAGCCCTCCTTCGGTCAGGAACATCGAACAACGTGCCCGTTCAAAATCAAGAACGAATTGCGATGCTCGCATTCATGTCGGCACCGAGGCGGTCAGGAGCGCCAGCCGCTGACCCAGTTCCCACCCCCTCGGCGGCGGGTGAAAGGAGACCGCCGGACGGGCGCGGACGCCTGCGGAGGAGGGCTGGGGGGGGCCGCGGGAGGCGCGGTCGGCTCCTCGGGGGCGGCCGGTGGCCGGCCCGCAACCTGGTCCGCCCAGCGCTGCCGGTTGGCGGCGAGGGGCACCCAGTCCGGGTTCAGGATGTAGAGGGCGGCCAGGGCATACTTCCGGGCGTCGAACGCCTCGTTGCGGCGGCCCTTGATCAGCACCCACTCCCGCCGCGGCAGCCCCCGGTGGGCCCGGACCTGCGCCTTCATCGAGGTGATCTGGGCGAAGTAGTTGCGGTCGTAGCCATACCCTTCGGCGGGGAAGTGGCAGTAACCCGGCCCCGATTCCTCGATCTTCAGGCGGGAGTGCACCAGGTTGGACGCCTGGTCGTCGCCCACGACCCACAACTCCACGTGGCGTTGGCCCCGACCGGTGCGCTTCTTCCGGGGGGCCTCGAGCACACCCGTCCCGAAGGCGCCGGACCCCTTGACCGCGTAGGCCCGTCCCTTGCGGGACTGGCAGAACCGGTAGACCTCTCGGGTGCGGTGTCCGGAGTCGACGCATGCGATCTGGACCGCGAGGGGAAACCCGTGCTCGTGCTGCCAGGTGAGGTCCAGGAACTGGCCGAACCGCTCCCAGACGTCGCCCCGGCTGGTGTCCCCGCGGATCACCCGGTACTCCACGCCCCACGACTCTTCCCCGGGGCCCCACGCGACGACCTCGACCTCGATGCGGTCGTCCTGGATGTCCGCCCCGGCGGTCAGGACCAGGCCCCCGGCCGGCACCCGCGCGGGGTAGTCTTCCGCCCGGGCGGCCACTGACGTCTCGTCGACGGCGTCGCCGTCCTCCTCCCAGGTCTCCGCGATGACGGTGTTGACCCACACCTTGAGTTCCTCGCGGCCAGCGGCCTTGGCCTTCAGGAACTCCGTCGCCGCGTCCGCCCACGAATACCACCCGAGGGGGCTGTAGAGGCCCGAGAGATGGAACCCCACCGTCCGGCCGTCCCCGGTGGCAGTCGGAACCCACTCCCCGGCGGCCAGCATCTCGGTCTTCCGGCCCTCCTGGATGAGGCGCTCGCAGGCCTGGCACTTCATTGCGGCGAGGCGAGGCTCCCCCTCCGGCCACTGGATCGCGCTCCAGGTGATCGGCTGGAAGACCCCGCAGTAGGGACACGGCACGTGGTAGTAGCGCTGGTCGGTCTCGAGAAACGCCCGCTCGATCCGGCTGATCCCCTTCAGTTTGGGCGTGGAGACCAGGAAGATCTTCCGGTTCCTCCGGAAGTTGCTGGTGCGCCGGCGCGCCAGCTCGACCGGGTCACCCTCCTCCTCGACGTCGGAGTCGAAGGCGTCGATCTCGTCCATGAAGAGGTAGCGGGCCGGCATCGACCGCAAACCGACCGCGCTGTTCGCCCCGGTCATAACGAGGATCCCGCCCGGAAACTCCTTCGCGAGGATCGTGTTCCCCGAGTCCCGGCTGCGGGACTCGCGGACCCGTTCCCGCAGGGCCGGGCACGCCTCGATCATGTGGGCGATCCGCTGCTTCGAGGTCCGCTTCACCATCTCGACGGTCGGCTGGACGTACAGCATCGGGCCGGGAGCCTGGTGGATGACGTACCCCAGCCAGTTGTTTCCGGCCTCCGTACCGCCCAACTGGGATCCCTTCATGAAGATCACGGTTTCGATGGGCGACGACGGCGAGAGCGCGTCCATGATCGCGCGCAGGTACGGGGTCCGGCCGGTGTCCCAGCGCCAGGCTTCCGCGCTGGACTGCTGGGACAACTCCCGGTAGCGGTCCGCCCACTCGCTCACGGTGAGGCGCGGGTCCGGCCGCAGCCCCTCGGACCAGCCGGCCCGGTAGACGGTGGCGGCGTCGGTCATGGCTCGATCGACTCCGCCTCGAGGGCTGTAGCTATTGCTTCCTGAAGCAGCTGTTCAACAGTGTGCGGGTCCGTCTCCTGGGCGAGGGTTCCGGCGACCCGCGCCGGGATCGAGAGCATCCGATCCCGGATGGACCGGGCCCTCCGGAAGGCCTCGAGCTTGACGTCGTCCGCCGGGATCAGCTTCCCGGCCTTGGTCTCGTAGGAGAGCTTCTTGAGCTTGGCCTCGTAGGCCTCCCGGACGGACCGGGACTGGCTGTAGGTCAGGCCCTCCCCTCGGCCGGACCCCTTGGCTGCGACCGCGACTGCAGCCGCCGCCGGCGCTGGCGCCGGCCGGTCCAGTTCCCGATTCGGGGGCACCGTGGCCCGCTCCCATTCAGCGTCCGCCCGGGCGGGATCGATCCGGCCAGCCGTGTTGGAACGGATCCTCCCGGACTGCAGTGCCTTCTGGATTGCGGAGGTGTTGGCGCCCCGGTAGCCCAGGGCGCGCCGGTGTTCCGCGTAGGCGCGGATGCTGAGGCCCTTGGAGTCATCACGCTTCCGCGCCATCCGCACCCGCCTCAACCGGCGACTCGTCGCGCGCCGCCGCGGCCGCCGCGAAGGCGGTCCCCTGCCCCTCGAGCTCCGCGACCCCACCCGTGGCGGTCTGCCACCGCTCGACGATCACGTCACAGTAGGCCGGGTCCAGTTCCATAAGGAAGGCGTGCCGGCCCGTCTCCTCCGCTCCCATGAGCGTGCTCCCGCTGCCGCCGAAGAAGTCGAGGACGTTCTCCCCGGGCTTGGACGAGTATTGGATCGCCCGCACCGCGAGCTCGACGGGCTTCTCTGTTAGGTGGACCATCGCGGTCGGGGTGACCTTCTTGATCGCCCACAGGTCCGGGACGTTCGCGGGGCCGAAGAACCGGTGCGCCGCGCCTTCCTTCCATCCGTAGAAGCACCACTCGTGGGCGCCCATGAAGTCCTTCCGCGTGAGGACGGGGTGTTGCTTGTCCCAGATGATCGACTGGCTAAAGTAGAGTCCGGACGCCTTCAGGGCCGGTGGGTAGTTGGCGCAGTTGGCGTATCCGCCCCAGATGTAGAACCCACCGCCTGGGATGAGGACCGTGGCCATGTTGCCGAACCAGGCCAGGAGCAGCTCGTCGAACGCCTCGTCCGTGACGAAGTCGTTCAGCAGGGGGCGGTCCTTCGCGCGCATCTTTCCCGTGGGCTTCGACTTCTCGGGATGGCGCGAGAGGTCGAGCGACTGGTGGTGCTTCGGTCCCGCGAACGACGAGAGGCCGGCGTTGATGGCGTTGTTGGACCGCGGCTCGACCTTCACGTTGTAGGGCGGGTCAGCGTTCACGAGGTGAATCTGCCCCCCCCCGACGAGACGATGTACGTCGTTGACATTAGCGGAGTTACCGCACAGCAGACGATGGTTTCCGAGGATCCAGAGATCCCCGGGGCGGGAGACGGGATCGTCGGGCGGGGCCGGCGCAGCGACCTCCTCGACGGTCTCGTCGTCGAGCAGGTCGTGCAGCTCGTCCAGGTCGAAGCCGATCAACTCGAGGTCGAAGTCGAGATCCTTGAGGGCCCGCAGCTCCTCGACCAGGAGGTCCTCGTCCCACCCCGCGTCCAGGGCGAGCTGGTTGTCCGCGATGATGTAGGCCCGCTTCTGCGCGGGCGTGAGGTGGGTGAGCTCGATCACGGGGACCGTGGCCATCCCGAGTTTCTGTGCTGCCAGCAGCCGGCCGTGCCCCGCGATGATCCCGGCCTCGCCATCGATGAGGATCGGGTTGGTCCACCCGAACTCGACGAGGCTCGCCGCGATCTTGGAAATCTGTTCATCGCTGTGCGTTCGGGGGTTCCGGTCGTAGGGGCGGAGACCATCGACCGGCCACATGCGGATCTCGCGGGCCGAGGGGACGTCGGACATTTTCGTACCACCTTTCGGATTCCGTACCACCACAGATTCCCTTTGTCGCTAGCGAGAAGCCGCGCCCCCGCGTACCCCGCAGCATTTTGCCCAGGTAGTACCTACGGCCCCCAGGGGGGCCACAGGTAGGCGTCCGGGCGCGCGTGGGCGCCGACGGGCGCGCCCCCCGTCACCTGGGGCGGCGGCAG